CTGTTTCCGGATAAAAGTAGATAATTGGTGGAGCTGGGGGGATTCGCACCCCCGTCCAGAATACTTTTCTAGTTGCTTCATACAACAATTCAGTCACCCATTTTATTGTAGTACCATATCATCCATAGAATGGTTACGGCACAGGCCAATGTTAAAATAGGTTCTAAGTAGTCCATTATACTATATTTAGGTTTGTTTGTCAATCTCTTTTTTCAATTATGCCGCAGATACTGAGAATGGACCTGCTCCGTTCATCATTGTTGTTGGTATTGTACGAGCAGTCCAGGTAACCCCATCAGGGGAAGTACAGCACCGCTGTGTTGAGTTTAAGTATCCTACAATTACAAACAATCCCAATCTAGCGGAGTATGTACCAAAGTACGCTGTCGTTAAAGGTATGTAAAGGGTTGTCCAGTTGATGGCATCTGTACTATATGCAGATTGATATGGACCGCTGAACATCACCCACTTACCTCCCCCGTAAATGACGCCATCAAATCCCCCTGGAGAAAAGTAAGGACCAACTCTATCATATGTTTTAGGTCCTATACGTTCAGTCCATGTTGAACAATTATCTGTACTTGTGTAATAGTAACACGTGCCACCCGGAATGGCTGGTCCTAATTGTAACCACATACCATTTCCATATTCAGTCCGTCCCCGAGCTTGGCTATATGTGTATAGAGTCCAATTAATACCATCTGTGCTTCGTGCTTGATTTATATGGCCACCAGTTAGCACAAACAAACCATTTGCAAATTTCAACATACTCCAACCGGCACCAACACCAGATACTGTTCTAGATGTCCAGGTTGTGCCATTGGTGCTAGTAATCATATTAGCACCACCTTGATTGCTGGCAATCACATACACTCCGTTACCATATGCTCCACAAGTCCATGTGGCGTTGATGGGCGAAGTACCAGATTCTGTCCAGGTAATTCCGTCAGTAGAGGCCGCCATCTTTGTTGTTGGAAAAGCTCCAGAAGTAGCCGCAATGTACTTGTTATCGGCAAAGAAAGAAACTTGCCATTGGTATGGTGCATTTGCTAATCCTGATGGCCAATTGGCCTGAGTCCAAGTTGCACCATCAGTAGAGTATACTGGATATTGCCAACCGACAGCAATTAATGCAGCTATACTACTCTTACCATAACCATCACTTAAATTAATTTGGCCACTTGATTTACCAAACAATGTACGAACAGATGATGCACCTAGATTCAATTGTGTTGTTGATGATTGGCCGAGTTCAACGTCAACTTGTGACATTTTAATTGGATTGCCTGATACAGGTAAAGTCATTTATTGTTCTTTATAGAATTTAATATATTCCAATAAAGTATTTAGATGGTCCTCAGTCTTTTCAATGAACAATAATGGCTCAGAATCTTCCACAGCCATAATAATAACAATCTGGTCAATTCCTTTACCAATCAATTCTTCGTACATACAGGCATAAGCCACACATTGTGCAAAGTAATTATCGATATCTTCTCTCTTTTTGATTCTCTTAGATGTCTTAAAGTCAATCACTGACAGAACACCATCAAACTCACCAATACAGTCTACACGACCTGCCATACCAAGTTTAACTGACCATAAGGCACATTCTTGGTAGTGAATATTGTTAATACGGTTTAAGATTGGTTTAAGTGGTAGAAACATGGCCTTAGCATCAGGCATAATCTCACCAAGTGGTTCATTGTTTAGATATCGTTCACATAGTGTATGTACGTTTGTACCACGGCCTGATGCCTTGCGTGATATCTTGTTGGCTTCTTCTTCACCAACACGTTTACGCCACGCTATGATGGCCGCCTTACCTTTTGCACCAATGACTGTGGTAACAGATGGTAGTTTTACACCATCAGGTGTGGTGTAATATCTTTTCCCATCAGGAAGAGTTTCTGATTTTAAATTTACAAGGTCTTTTGGTGGGCAATAAACAAACATAATAACTTTCTTTTAATAACAATAGTCTATATCAAAAACAAATACATTTCTCGGTAAATCACTATTATGTATACTTACTGCGTGCCAAACTTCTGGAGAATGTATTACCAATTCTCCCTGTACTGGTTTTAAATGGCGTTTGTCTATGTTATCATAGTCATCTATATATGTGTCATCTTTTCCATTGCGTATAAACACCAAGTCTGAACTACCTTCCGGCACATCAACATAAAATATTCCAACCAAATCTGGTTTGAAATTAGCAGGTGAGTAGTCTGTCATCTGTTCCATATATTTGTCTATCTTAACATGGTTGTGACACAGACCTTGGCCACCTGTAAATAATCTATTTGCCCAACTTCTTTTATATTCCACATCTATTGCACCATCAAAACCAAATTCTTTTTGTATCAATAGAAATTGTTGTGTCAACCATTTGGTCAAATCACCTGAACCTGGTAAATATACTAAATCCAAATATGGTTGACCAACTGATGTAAATCCAGAACCTTTGTGTGAATCACCTTTATCAAATCTTTTTCTGTCTTTTACGGTTGGCATATTCAAAACATGATTTACACTTTTGGTTAAATCTTCATTACGATATAAATTTTCATTCGTAGATTGAATACGAATTACCTTATAATCAAAAACATCTTCTATTATCATTTATTCTTCAAGTAATTCAAATAATCAAAGTGGTCATATAGACTCAAACTTGTGGGAACAAATAAATCTTCTTTTATATTAAACTTGGTTGTTTCAAAATCTGGATATTCGGTATCAAGTATATGTTTAGCTATAGCTGAATTGTAATACTGTATGCCCGAACCAACTTGAAGCCAACTTGAATCATTGAATATACTTGTATAATTCATATCAGTAGAACATACACGATAAGTTTCAGCAGCATTCAGGTAGTTTAACATAGATTGTTTTGGTATATCTGTTTTTGATACTTCAGCAAAAGATTCAACAAAAGGCAACTTTTTATTCTTTGTTGTAAAAGTTGTCCAGAACTCACTATCATTTCTTTTAGTTAAATAATGAAAGTGGATGAAATTTAATACATCCATATTAATTCTCTTAGAGTATGAATTGACAATCATAATTTCTCTCTCATCTCTTTTTAATATATTTTCCATATTGGCCACAACCTGTTTGAGCATCAATGTGCTAACCCATATACTTGTGGCTTCTAACGGCTCTACAAAACTAGCACTTAAACCTATTGCTATGCAATTTTTTGTAAGTACATTCTCATAACAACCAGGTTCAAAGTTAAACATTCTGGGGCTATTGATTTCGTGTCTCAAATATTCTTCCAACTCTTGTTTTATTTGTTCATCTGATACAAAACTAGAATCAAAAACATAACCACAACCATAACGACCATCAACAGGAATTTTCCACATCCAGCCATACTTCATTGCTATTGATTCGGTATATGGTTCAAGGTTTTTGTTATCGTGTTGTATAAAGAAAGGCATTGCTCGATTGACCGGCAAATAATCTTTATAACTATTCCATTCAGACTTATAAAAATTGCCGATGATTAGTCGTTTGAAACCTGAGCAATCAAATACAAAATCTGTTTGTAATATGTCGTTTGCTTTTAGGTTGAATGATGATATGTAACCTTCATCATCAGTATTAATACCAATAACCTCATCATCAATTAGTTTGATGCCTCTTTCTACACCAACTGTTTCTAAGTATTTTGCTAATAGGTTGGCATCAAAATGCAAGGCGTATTGTCCGTGATTTTCTAATGTATGTTTATTATATTTGACCTTGTTGATTTCAGAAATGATTGGACTTAACTGAATATCATTATAAGATTTTTTTTTTGTTATTTCATTTAGATAATATGGTCTAAAATCAAAATTCTTATTACGTTCATTCAATTCATATTTTCCGTGAGAATCGGAAAAACTATGGTAATAGTGTTCACCATCACCATTCCAGTTAGTGAACTTGATTCCGTTTTTGATTGTGCCTTTGGCGTGTTTGATGATATCACTAATTGGTAGTTCCAAAAACTCCAAGAATGATACAAAGGTTGGCGTGGTGCCTTCGCCTGCACCTAATATTCCAATTTCACTGCTTGCAACCACAGTAACGGCAGACGTTGGATATTTTTTCTTCACATATAAGGCAGACAACCAACCGGCTGTACCACCTCCAATAATAACATATTTCATGGTGTAATTTGTTCAGGTATATCCGTTACAGTATCGTTGTAATATTTTACCAAATTGGTTAATATATTAGAATGAAATTCAATATCTGAAATTAAATCTTTAGGTACCAAAACTTTATATCTTGTTGTAAGTGTAGGATTTTCTATGTTAAAAATATTACAACCAATTAGATTGTATTGATTATTAATCAAAGAATCATAGAGTGTTACATCTTTGACAAAATTTAATTGATTAATTGAATCGCAAAGTGTTTGTTGTTCGGATGTTTTGTTTGTTATTACAGAAACATTTTCTATTTCTTTAATTAAAAAATCATTTGGGTCGAGAAAATAGAATGATTCTAATTCTTCATTACTTTTACACATAATACAATGGTCAAAATCAACTTTATCAACTAAAACATTTATCATTCTATCCAAGTTTTCAATACCATTAACATCACTCATTGCCGCTGAAGAGGACATACAAATTGATTTTGGTACAATCAAATCAATAGTTTTTGTTTCTTTCGAAATTTTAAATAACACCGAATCAACATCATCAATTAAATTTTTCCACGACACAGGAACATCCTCTACGACAACTCCTGTGATATTAGATAATCCACTTAGTAAATTAATTCTTTCTTGTAATTGCGGTGTTATTAGCATTTAAGCCTCCACTCTTGATTTTCCATATACTTCTACATCATTAATTACACCAATTTTTTCAGATACGAATTTGATTGGTATGATTTTTTTATTTTGTTTTTCTTCGTGTTTATATACTGTACCCCAAATATCTTGGCGTTCTAAAGGAAGGTTATCTCCTTTGATTGTAATTGGTATATAACCAGTAATCTTTTCTATAGCCAAAGAGAATAAAGCAATAGCATCCGAATAAGCATTATTACAAGTTACATCCCAATGGTGTCCATCAAGATACATACATGAACCTTTACACAGATGTAAAACAGGACAATCAGAACAACTAACACGGTTCATCCAATGTGTAACAGATGTTAATTGAACATTGTCATAATCTTCTAAGTTACCACCATAGTGTGGTTCACCGTTTTTACTATCTTCAACAATAGATACATTCTGACAAGTTACAACGTTACCCTTTAAGTCCAAAGCAATTGTTGATGGATCTTCCATGCCACATTTTTGACCAACATATTTTGATTCTAAATGTGTTAGTGTACCTCTAGTGAAATTATCAATTTTTTCATAGACCATTTCAAAATTTATTTTGTCATTTGAATAGATATCATTAAAAGCATTACGTCTATATTCAAAATGTTGTTCCAATGATAATAGAGAATTGTTCACCGCAGCATCATCATACGCATCAATGAAACAACCTTCACCAATTCTTACATTTGGATCACCAGTTATTTCAACAAAATAATCATAAATGTTTTTTCTACTAGTATTTTTACTATTCATCATAGAATTAAAACTAATACGGCCTTGTGCCGACATAATTTTATAAAATTCTAAAATGATTTTTTTCTTTTCTGGATCATCAAATGGATCAGGACCACGAACAAATTGACCAGGTCCATCGTGGCTAATACCAACGCCGAAACCCATGTAATATAACCAAGAACAAATTTCTCTTGTCAACAATGTTCCGTTAGTAACCATGCCAAAAGATGGTTTCTTTTTCCAATGACTGTATTTCTCAGCAAATGCTTCCGCCAAAGGTTTTAGTGTTTTCCAGTATACAAGAGGTTCACCACCCCAAAATTCTACACGCAGACCATTTTTTTCATTGATATCCAAAACTTCCAACTTTCGCATGAAGTCATCAATATCTTTCTTACTTGTTTCTGGTGGTCTTTCAACAAACCTTTGTGAACAATAATCACAACTATAATTACAACTAAGACCTAATTGAATCTTAATTGTGGTTATCTGTTTAGATTTTTTAAGTGGAGATAATTTAGAAAACGGTACAGTCTCTTTAAAATTTGGTTTTTGAATAGTTGGATATTCAAATACCATACCATCCTCATCTTTCAATACACTTCCTACATTATCATAGTAAAAAAGCTTTGTGTCATCTTTATTTTTTTCAGCATGAATTTCAAAAATCATATTATTCCTTAATATTTACCAACAAGCACAAGCGCAAATCCAACAATCACAATCACAATTGATAGTAGTACCACTAGTAGTACAATTATATGTGCAGGCACAGTTACAATTTGGTTGTAAAAAAGATTGACCATCGCAATTTGCACAGTTAACAGAACCACTTATCACACAATTTGAACAATTTTTATTACCACAATTACAATCAGAAGTACAATTACCATTATTACAATTACCGTAATTATTACTTTGATAATATGCCAAATTATGCATACTGTTCATATCATTAATCACGTTAACGGAACCATTCACAGCAGTTTTGGCGTTTGCTTTAACCCAATCCAAAGAAGCAGAATAACCTGATGGTTGTCCTGTTTCTGTATTGAGGTCAGAGAAACCTATTTGTCCTGAACTAGGTAATGTCATTTTAATATCCTAAATTTAATGTATTATTTATCTACCTATGGTATTTATTAAGCCATTATGGATGTTTGTTGTGAGACTAATTCTCTTTTCCTCAGAAGTATTTCTCTCGACTTGATGTATCACAAAACCTGGAAAAAGAACCAATTTACTTTCTTTCGCCTTTACTCTTTTATATCGAATGTCTTTAAATGAATCTTCCTCTAACCATTCCCAATTACATCCACCTCTAGGGTCAACCAATATTAGGTCACCACAACCAACTGGTGTTTTGATATAATAGGTACAGGTGAGTAAAAAACCACCATGTCCGTGTAGTGGTAAATCTTTGTCTTTACCAATATAATTAACCCAACCATTAATTAGGTAAGGTTCATATGGGTAATAATCTGGAAAATAATCTTTTATATTATCATCAAGAACATCAAATATTAAATTTTTTAGAATATCTAAACAAGGTGTAGAATATTGCCAAAGATTATTTTGTACACTATCTGGTAGACCTTTCAACTCTTGTAGGAGTGTATCATTAAATCTAGAATTTAATCCAGTTTCTACTTCCCATAATGGTGTTGACCATAAATCATGTTTTATTTGTTTCATAATTATAATATTTTTCTTTTACCTGATTCAAATTCTCTATATCTATCGTTAGAGTATTAATAAAAAAATTTAAAGTCAATCTCGAATCATCCAATGTTTTACCAAAACCAAAATTAGCAGAGTGTGAATAATCACCTCTATATAATACTAATTTATTAAATTCGTTGCGTATATTGATTTCTTTATTGTCTTTGATTATTTTTGTTCCATGATTATTGAACTTATCTACATACTTTTCATTCAAGTATATTACACCAGAATACAAAGAGGTATCTTTATGTGTCCAAGAATTATTTGGAATATCATCCTCTGTTAGATAATGAAACAAACATATTGGTTGTAGTTTTACTTTTACAGGAGGAACATCTACGAACAGTTTTGAAACTATTTTGTTTGTTAAATTAAAATAGTCAGAGTCAGACAAAATATTAAACAAGTGGTCAGTCCTTCTACCACTATATTTAATTTTTGTATTCTTTACTGTTGCATTGTCTTCAAATGAATAATATTTTTGTTGTTTGGCCAAATCCACAATTTGTTTTGGATTATCAAAAATATTTTCAATACATAATATATCATTAATCATTAGTAGTC